AGCTGAACGAGATATGGCTTTATCTTCTGTATGGGGAACGGAAGCTTTAAAAGGTGTAAATATGGCTTTTGAAGCTGGTGTACCTAAGATAAGAGAATTTGAGGATGGTATAAGAAAGTCTGACGGTGCTGCAAGTGAAATGTATGATACTATGCAAAATAACTTGCAAGGTGCTATAGATAATATGAAATCAGCTTTTGAAGGGCTTTTAATAACTATAGGTCAAAGACTTATACCTATATTTCAAAACTTAGTCGAAGGAATAACTAATGTATTTACATGGTTTAATAATCTTAATCCAGCTATTCAAAATGTAATAATTGGTGTAGGTGGATTTTTAGCTATATTAGGTCCATTACTCTTAATAGTTGGAAATGTAATTATATTTATAGTTAAATTATCAACTTCTATAAGTGCTTTAGTAACTTTCTTTAGTGCAGGTGGTGCAGGTGCTGGTATTTTAAGTGCTGCGATAGGTGCTTTAAGTGGTCCTATAGGTATAGCAATAGCTGCTATAACTGCATTAATAGCGGTAGGTGTACTATTATATAATAATTGGGACACTATAAAAGCTAAGTGTAGCGAAGTTTGGAACTCAATAAAAGAAACTGTTAATACAGTATGGAATAATATTAAAACTTCTACATTGGGAATATGGAATAATATAACGAGTACATTATCTAGTATATGGAACGCTATAAAAACTGTAGCAACTACAGTATGGAACGCTATAAAATCAGTCATACAGACTGTATGGAATACTATTAAGTCTGTAGTTACTACTGGTGCAAATGCAGTTAAGTCTGTTGTTACTACTGTATTTAATACAGTTAAATCTGTTGTTACTACTATTTGGAATAGTATAAAAACAGTTATACAAACTGCATGGAATGGAATTAAATCAGTTGTAAGTACTGGGGCTAATTTAGTTAAGTCTACTATATCAAGCGTATTTAACACATTAACTAATATAATGACTGCACCATTTAAAGCTGCTCAATCTGTAATTAGCGGAATACTTGGAGGGATAACTAGTGCTATAAATAAAGTTACAAGTGGTATCAAAAAGGTTACTTCAATGTTTAGAATGGCAGAAGATCCACGACAAGAAGAACAAGAATGCTTAGTTAGTTATGCTGATAATGATTATTCTAAAACTAGATTTAATTATGCTAGAGCTAAACAAACTACCGTATCAGATGTAATTGCTACTAATTATTCTATGATAGAAGGATTAAAAGACTTTGCTAAAGGCATTAAAACTGATAATAAACAAGCTAATGTAAATACAGAAAATAGTATAAATATTAATGTAAATGTAGATAAAATGGTTAATTCTGATAACAAGTCTATTGAGCAAATAGCTAGCGAATTAGCTTTTTATATAAGAAGAAAAAAAATAGCTTTGGGAGGTGTTTAGATGCAATATTATGTTAATGAAAATGAATTAATGAGCTTTACTTATAATGGAGTGTCTAGCACTTCTTTTTTTATGGTCATAGAAGAAATAGATGGGCTCTTAGATACTTTTGAAAGAGATGTTGAACTTATAGAAATTAAGGGTCGAGATGGTGAGTTAATAATAGATAATCAACGAAAGAAGAGTAAAGATATAACAATTACTGGACACATTGACGTTGAAAAATCTAATAAAAGTATAGATGTATTAGCTAAGGATATAGAAAATTGGATACAAGAAGAAGTTTCATATAAACCTTTAATCTTTAAAAATCATAAATTTAAATATGAAGCTTTGTGTTTTAATCAAATAAAACTAAGTGAAGTTATAGAAGATTTATGTGAGTTTGAAATAATCTTTAGAGTTACTCCTAATGTGGAGGTGATAGCTTGATAACTCTTTACAAAAAAGATGGTATAACTAAAATAGGGGATTTGACTGATTGTATAGAGTGCTTAGTGGAAGAAGAACGAAACGGACTATTTGAAGTCAGTCTTGTTTATCCTTTATCGAGTAATCTATGTAGTTATTTAGTAGATGAAAATATAATAGAATGTAATGCTAATGACACTCTACTTAATCAAAAATTTAGAATTTATATGACTAGAAAAGTTATGGATAACATGGTAGAGGTATACGCTAGACATATATCTTTTGATTTAATGTATGACTATATAGATAATGTGTCTTTTGAAAACCAGTCTTGCGAATATGTATTAAATCAATTATTTAGAAATTCTAATTTTAGTAAACACTATAAAGGTTATTCTGATATTGTAAACGCTCAAAATTATAGTATGAGTATGGCTAATGTATTAGAAGCTATAGGAGGGAAAAAAGGATCTATAATTGACACTTTTGGAACTGGGGCAGAAATACTTAGAGATAATGAAAATATTCATGTTTTAAATAAAAGAGGATATGATAATGAAGTTACTATTGAGTATAAGAAAAATTTAATTGGATTTGAGTTGGAAGAAGATACGACTGATTTAGTAACGAGAATATCACCTTATGCAAAATATAATGATAGTGAAACTAATGAAGAGATTATAGTAAAAGCTGATTATGTAGACTCTACATTGATAGCTAACTATTCACACCCTTATATAAAAAGCATTGATTATTCTGATAAGTTTGGAGATGGTGAAATTCCTACGGTTTCCAAGCTTCAAGATTTAGCAAGAAAAGAATATAAAAATAATAAAGTAGATATACCTAAGCAAAATTTTAAGATAGAATTTATACCATTATCTAAATGTGTAGGTTATGAAGGTTTAGAGGATAAAATAAGCCTTTGCGATACAGTTACTATAATTGATACTAGATATAATATTAAAACTCAATCTAAAGTTATTAAAACAGTTTTCAATGTGCTTAAAAATAGATATGAAAGCATGGAATTAGGGGAACCTAGAACTTCTTTAGGTAATGTTATAGGTGGTGGAAATAATGAACCTATAGTTGGTCCTCCAGGTCCACAAGGTCCACCAGGGCAAGATGGAAATATTGGGGATTTCCCTAATACCTTACCTAGTACACCAGTATTAGAAAGTTTTGTATATGGTTTTTCTAATATAGAGTTGAGTTGGACTTTTGAGAATAAAGTCTATTATTCCTATGAACTTTATGGAAGTAAAACAAAAGATTTTAAGCCTAATACTTTTGATTTAATATTCGAAGGTCAAGCATCAACTTATATGTTCCAAGCTAAACCCAATGAAACATGGTATTTTAAGGTTTGTGCTATAAACACACATGGAGAAAGAACAAACTTTTCAAATCAAGTAACTGTAAATACTACCAAAATAGAAGATTTATCAAATTACGTTGAAAATATGGCAATAAGTGAAGCTTTGATAGGTACACTTTCCCTTGATAGAGGTTGGATAGGTACTCTAAAAGGAAATTATATTGATGCTAGACAATTAAGCGTAACTGACGGAAATGGTAAAAGAACGTTAGATATTGATAGCTTCGGAAATGTTAATTTAGATGTTACAAGCTTAAAAATACATTCCACAACTATAGACAAGGTAATAGACGATAGTGTAAATACTACAGTAAATTCTATATTGGATATATTCAAAGATGGTGTTATTAGTGATGTAGAAAAGAAAATTTTAAAAGAGAAAAAAGAAAATTTATTAAGAGAAAAAGCTGATATACTAGCACAAACTGAAATAATAAAGCAAAGTACAATGTTAGTAAATACTAGTGAACTAATTGATTTAAAGCAATCTGAAAGCAACTATATAAGTTCTATAGATAATTTAGTTGCGATAATAGATAAACTATTAGAAGGAGGGGAAAGTAATGGCTAGTTTAGTGGTAAGTCCAAACGTTATAAATGTGTCTGAAATTAATCAAAATACCGTTACAGTTAATTTCACATGCGACAAAACATTGACTGACGTGAAATTAAGCACAGATAACGGAAGCACTTATAAAGATAAAGTGAGCATGACACAAACAAATGCTATATTTGATATAAGCGGTATGAGTAATAATAATTATAACTGCAAATTGAAAGGTTATTATGAGGAAAATGATAACTCTGATACAATACCAGTTACAGGTATTGAGGTGGATAACTGGGATGTCAAATTAGAAGTTGGACAAACAAAGCAATTAAATGCAAGAGTGATTCCTGCGAACGCTACAAATCAAAATGTTAATTGGTTTTCAAATAATACAAGTGTTGCAACTGTTAATTCGACAGGCTTAATAAAGGCAGTAAGGGCTGGATATGCTAAAATTACCGCAACAACAGAAGATGGAAATATTCCCTATGACGTTCATGTTAATGTTAGTGCTACGCAGACTACTGTTACTTCAGGAATAAAAACTGATCCAGAAAGTGTTACTGTTGTTAGTGGTGGCACTGCTGATATAACAATGTTATTTGGGAATGATGTTATAAACAAAAACTTAGATTTTATGAGTAGTAATGGTGCTATTGCTAGTGTATCTGATTTAGGAAGCTATAAATACAGAATAACAGGTGTAGGACAAGGTAGCACATCGATTAGATTTAGGACTCATGACGGGAAATTTGAGACTTCTTGTTCTGTAACAGTTACTAGTGGAAGTGCAAGTGGGGATTCAACAATAAATGAAGAATATACACAATCTTGCACATCTGAATATATACTTGACAAAATGTATCCTATGGGGCAATCACATGAAGCTATTCCGAGCGGCTTAATAACTGATACATGGAAATATAATTCTAGGTGGGAAAATCAATATAGGCCAACAGCCGTAGCTCATAGTTGTGGTCAAAGTGGATGCCCAGGAACAGGTGCATTTCAAGCACTAGGTTGTTGGTCAAATATATACAGAGTAGAAGGAACACCTTTTACTCAAAACACTGCCGTTGAAATGAAAGATATAAAAGTGTATGGTTGGTATAATGGAGTTTGGGAGTTAGTTCAACACTTACCTGTACCAAATGGTAATTTTTATGCAGAGTCATTTAATGGAGATACTAATAGATATTTTGGAGATAGCGTTAAGCAATCTAGCACATCAAAAACTATAATACTTAGAGAAACAAATAAGATTAATTCAGAAAATTGTATGTATCACCCATTTTCAAATGTAAAGGCTTTTGATACTAAGTACCAATACATTTATACTTGTATAGATTTGAGAAAGGTTAAGTGGGATGAAAAAGGCGTAGACGATAGAGACCAAACTCATTATTGCAGTAATTGTGGTGGAGACTGGTGGTTAGCAGAAGGATTAATGTTCCACGATAGTTGGCAACATAACAAAGGAGTGGCTCAACCAAAAATGATAGAAATCACTAAAGAATGGAGAAGATTCTCTATGACAACTGTGCCACAAGGTTGGAGCAATGGATTCCCAAAGTAGGAGGAAATAATGAATAAGGAAATTATATCTAATAACTTTAATTTAATTATTGATAAATTAGCTGCTATCCCTCCTGTATTAGTTGAAAAAGAAGTTGTATCTAATGCTTTTAATTTGGTTATCAATAAAGGGGATATTATTCCCCCTGAACAACTTGAAAGCTTAGAAGATGCTCTTAAAGACTATACAATTAGGTTAGAACATATAAGAAAGTGTATACAAATTGCAAATGAAAAAATATCTAAAAATGTATTTGATTTGAAAACTCATGAAGATATATTTAATAAGCTTACTGATAACGGCAAAAAGAAAGCTATTATTATGGAAAATGGTGAATTATACATTAACGCAACTTATTTAAAAAGTGGGTTAATTGAAGGATGTATTCTTAGAACTTCTCCAAATGGTGAAGGTCAACATGTTTATGTTGAAGGTGATATGTACTCAATTAAAGATGGTAATGATGTAAAAGCTATGTTTGGATTTAAATCTCCAATTACAGGACAAAAATCAAATACTCCTTTCTTAGCAATAGGTCATGACGGAGTTGGTGAAAGTCATAACTATTTAGCAGGTGTGAGTTATCCAGCTAAATATAATCCAATAGGATCTGATGCGGCTTATGCAGAATGGGCTTATCAATTTGTAAAAGATAACTACACTTCTATAAGGTTTAATTCAAATGGTGAGATTGAGATAAATCCAGATTATAGAGTTTCTATAGGTCGTTATTATCAAGCAGGTAAGCGAAGGGAATTGGCTTCTATCTTTGAAAAAAATGGGAATGGATGCTTTGGAACATATTTAATTGAAGCTGTTGACGTTTTAGCTAAATATTTACGATCACCTGAAACCTTATATCTTGAATCTAATAATGGTAATGCAGGAGTAGTATTATATAGTGGAAGTGAATGTGCTTTTCAGCCTAGAGATGATTTAAGTGGTCAAATGCAATGTGGAACACCTTGGGGGGCTTGGAAATCTGTTTTTGCTACTAATAATTATTCGAGTGATGGGATAGTTGTAGGAGATATTGAAGCTTTTACAGAGGAAGATGTAACACTAGATAATGCAATAGATAATATAGAATTTATTAGCAATTATTCTGAAGAAATGAATTTACAAATGGATGTAACAAAGTTGAAAGATACGGAACTGGTCGAAGTAAGCGAAGAAACAGATGATGTATTTATCAATGAAAGTGGATTGCTTAAACTGGCAATACTTGAAATAAAAAAATTAAAAGAAGAAATAAAAATATTTAAAGCTAGGTGATTAATTTCATCTAGCTATTTTTATGAAAAAGGTGGTGTATTGAGTGAATTTTACAGAAATAGTTGGTAGTATAGGGTTTTACGGAGCTTGTATGGTCGCGCTAGCAATATGGGTAGATAAGCAAATAAAAAACAATAGAGAAGACACTCAAAAAACTATAGACATACTTAGGGAAGACTCTAAAGAAGATAAGGACAGGCTCTTAAATGAAATAGCATATAACAGAGAGGTTATAGCAAAGGTTGTTGCTACAAATGACGTATTAGCAAAAGATTTGACAGTTAAGGTAGATAAAATATTAGATAAGGTAGGTGTGTAGATATGAAAATATTAATATCGGCCGGTCATACTCTTACTGGCAAAGGTACTGGTGCAGTAGGATTTATAAATGAAAGTCAAGAAAATAGGGTATTAGCTAAGTTTGTAGTTGAGTATCTTAAAAAATTAGGTTGTGAAACAGATTATCATGAAGTAAATAGTGGTAGTGATTATATAGAGCAACAAGCTAAAAAAGCTAATTCCAAAAATTATGATTTAGTTGTTCAAATACACTTTAATAGTTCAGATAATGCAGCTGCTAATGGTACAGAAGTAATATACAGAAGTTCTAAAGGGAAAGTATTTGCTCAAAAAGTTCAAGATAAACTTAAAACTGAATTTAAAGACAGAAAAATAAAGCATGATATAAATGACTTAAAGCGTAATTTGGGTTGGTTAAGATTGACTAATCCACCGGCAATATTAATAGAAACTTGCTTTGTATCTAATAAAAGTGATACTGATAAATATACATCTAATAGGAAAAAGATAGCTAAATTAATAGCAGAAGGTATAGCAAATCAAACTATAGTTGAAAATAGTAATTCTAATACTTCATCTGCTGATAAAAAACTATATGCAGTTTGTGTAACTGCTTGTGAGTACGATTCAGCTAAAAAAATGCAACAAGAACTAATAAATAAAGGCTATAAAGATACATATTTAATTCCTAGATAGTATGTTATAATATATGTAACAACTCGTCGTGTTAGTAGTAGAACACATAAGGGATTCTTTAGCTACTACAGGTGGTGACTAATAACCAAATTGCATAATATCAACATAAAAGGCTAGGGCTATATGCTCTAGTTCTTTTTTTATGCAAAAAAATATTTGTCGAAAAGTTTTTTGAATTATTATATATTTATATTGCATAACGTACCGTTATTATGATATAATATAAATATAATAATTAATAAATAAGGAGGATGTAACGATGAGAAATGTTATGAAAAAAGCACACGAGATAACTAAAAAAATAATAAGAAAAGGTGATAACTACAAAGCTACTTTTAGATTAGCATTATCATTAGCACATTCTCTAGCAAGAAAAGGAGAAAATAAAATGATAGAATATAAAACAAGTAGAGGAACAGATGTTAAAGTTGAAATGGGAGAAGGGAGAACAGTAAAAACTTTAATAATGAACGGAAAAGAAATATTAGTTAACAACATACATTCAAGTAATTGCTTTTTAATAGACGGATATATATACATAGCTGACAGAAAAGCAAATAAAAAACTTGGTGCAACTAAAGATGCAAGAGTAGAAATAAATAGTGAATTACAAGCTATATTCAAAAAAGAAGAAGAGAAAGAGCTTAAAAGGCTTAATAGAAGAATAGAAGCTATAAAAGAAGTTTATGCTAATCACTTAAGCTTTGAGCAACATTTTTCAGATATAAATTATATATAGATTATTAAAATAAAAATATAGAAAATAATAAAAAAGTATTGCATAACGTACCGTTATTGTAGTAAAATATAATTAAGAAACAAATAAAAAAGAAAAGGTAGGTAAAGGAAATGGAAAAATTAAAACAACAAATAATAGAAAGAATCGGTAATGAAATAGAAAGAAAAATAATGACTTATGGCCATATGGGGACTGAAAGTGTTAACATATCTATAGAATTATCAGACGAGGAAATGGAAGCTTTTAAAGAAATAGATAAATATGATAACGAACATTATTCTTGGGATATAGAAGATAATGCTTTAAACTTAAGTTATACAGAAGAAGTTTAGGTTTAAAAAGTGGTGGCTCACTATAAAAAGCCGAAATTTGATTTATAAGATAAGAGGATGAAAAATGATAGGCCAAAAATTCGGGATATTAACTGTTTTAGATGAAAAATACAATAAAGAAAATAAAAGGTATTATCTTTTATGCAAGTGTGAATGCGGGAATGAAAAATGGATACGCAAAGATAGCATAAAAAGCGGGAAACAAAAGAGTTGCGGATGCCTAGCTAGAGGGACAAATTTCAAAAAAATAAACTTAGTTGGTAAGAAACTTAACAGATTAACGATTTTAAAAGAGTTTGGTAAAAAAGGATCTAATTACACTTGGTTGTGCAAATGTGATTGTGGGAATGAAGTTGTAATACCTGGAAATTTATTGACAACTGGAAGAACTAAATCGTGCGGATGTCTTGCTAAAGAAACGGCTAGTAAACAGTCTTACAAGGCTATGAAAGTCCATCAAGAGAAATATATTGTAGAAAATACTAATACTGCTATAATCTCAAGAGAAATCCCTATGAAACATAATACAAGCGGGGTAACTGGAGTCAAATGGGATAAAGATAAAAATAAATGGTTAGCAGAAATAGAATTCAAAAAAAAGAAATATTATTTAGGAAGATACGAAAAGAAAGAAGATGCTATAAAAGCTAGAAAAGATGCAGAAGAAAAATTACATAAAGAGTTTTTAAGAAATTTAGAAAAGGAAGATAGAAATGGAAACTAGAAATTTAAAAATAACATTTAGTAAAAGCGGAGCCGGTAATTTAACACCGAGGATATCACTTCCTGCTGTATGGATTAAAGAAATGGATATAGATCTAGAAAATAGGGAAGTTGAAGTTGTATTTGAAAACAATGAAATAGTTATAAGAAAAAGGAAGTAAAATTATAATAATATCAACAGATGCTAGGGCTATGCTCTAGTTTTTTTATATTTAAATACAAAACTCTACAAAATTTTACATAAACCATATTGTATAATACTCTTTGAAATATACATTAAGGGGGAACACTATGAAATTTAAACAAAAATTTTTATCTAGTGTAATAGCGTTAGGATTAGTAACATCAAGCATGTTTATATCTAATGCTAATTCACAACAATTAGAAGTGCATCATATTGATGTAGGGCAAGGTGAATCTATATATATAGAGTTGCCAGACGGTTCAGATGTATTAATTGATGCAGGAAAAAGTAATTACGGAAGTACAGTAGTAAATTATCTGAAAGGACAAGAAAAAGATATAGATATAGAATATCTTATAGCTACTCATCCAGATGCAGATCATATAGGAGGAATGTCAGAAGTTTTTAAGCAATTAAATGTTAAAAACTTTATATATCCTAAAGATGCACCACATGATACAAAAACATGGCAAAATGTATTAAGTTTAGCAGATGCAGAAGGATGCAATATAAAAGATAGTACACCAGGCACTACATTTAATATTGGTGGGGCTACAATGAAGTTTATACAGCCTTCTGTAGATTATAGCGATAATAATGATGATAGTGTTGTTACATACTTAGAATATAAAGACGTTAATTTTATGTTTACTGGAGATATAGAAGCAGATGCAGAAAAAGATATGGTTGCTCAAAATCTAGTTACAGATGTTGATTTTATGACTGTTCCACATCATGGTTCAAAAGGCTCTAGTACAGAAGAATTTTTAGCAAAAGCTAAACCAGAACATGCAATAGTAAGTGTTGGAGCTAATAATAGTTATGGTCATCCAACTGCAGATGCATTAAATAGATACAATGCTATAGGATCTAAAGTATATAGAACAGATCAATTAGGAGATATAGTTATAAAAACAGATGGAAACACTGCAACTATAAATGGTAATAACGTAGATACATCAGGAATGCCTAGCGATATAACTGGACATTGGGCAGAGAGCCAAATAAAAGATTTTATAAATAAAGGGTATATAAATGGATATCCGGATGGAACTTTTAAGCCCAACAATTCAATAACAAGAGCCGAGTTTGTAACAATATTTAATAAAGTATTTGGACTTACACAAACTAGTGACAAAACATTTAACGATACATTAAATCATTGGGCTAAGAATGAAATTGATATAGCTGTTACAAATGGAGTATGTCAAGGAACATCAGATACAACATTTGAACCCAATGCACCAATAACAAGAGAACAAGCCGCTAAAATGATAGCTAATTATAAGAAAATATCAGATATGCATCATAATAAAATAAATGGATATAATGACGGTTCTCAAACTGCAAACTGGGCAATAAATGAAGTAGAAGCAATATTAGAAGCTGGATATATGAATGGATATAGTGATACTAATACTTTTAAACCTAAGAATAATATAACTAGAGCAGAAGCAGTAGTTACATTAGGAAGAGTTATAGCTAATCCTAATCCAGTAATGCCAGAACCACCAGTGCCTACAGAACCTGTAATACCGCCAACAACTAATCCAACGCCAAACCCACCAACAAATAGCGGAGGAAATGGATTAACAAATAGCTCGACAGTATATGTAACACCAAGTGGTAAATCTTATCATAAAACTAAGAGTTGTACAACTTTAAAAAGAAGTAAGGTTATAAATGCAGTAACTTTATCACAAGCAAAAGCACAAGGTAAATCAGATCCTTGTAACATATGTGTTAAATAATAATTAAAGTAGTAGGTTAATCCTACTACTTTTTATATATAATCATTCATTACTAAACAACACCAAACTATGCCTCCTATAACACATATAGCAGGACCTATTAATAATCCATATCCTAAATAAGTTAAATTCAAAATAA